GTGACAGGGATGACTTTTCCAGAATGCCCATGGAAGTCTCCCTTCTGTAGACTGATTTAGGGGGTAAGTAATGATAGCTATGATTACGGTAGATTCGGAGGCGGCAACGACGCCGTAGAATCCAATGAATAAGCGGGTTTCAATATATGCAGTACAGCGATTATCTTAAGACGGATTACTGGAAGGCAGTATCCACTGCGGTCAAAGACCGAGCCGGATACAAATGCCAGGTGTGCAACAGCCCTCATGATCTTCAGGCCCATCACAGGACCTATGAGCATCGCGGCAATGAAATGAACCACCTCGGCGACTTGACCTGTCTATGCCGCCGCTGCCATGCCATCTTTCACGGAAAGGATGCAGGCCCATCCGAGACCGTCACAAAACAAGAAGATCATCCCTGCCCAAGAACTTTTACATTCACCATCCCCGAGCTTCCTGAGCCAACCCCATACAGGATTCTTCATCCTTTGGTTCCTGTCAAAAACCCCGGGCCCGTCGTTGTACTAAAAAGATCTCACGTTAATCAGCTGAGAACCGATCGAGGCGGTTTTACTCGGGCCTCGGTGGAGGCTCTTGGCATTAAGTGGCCAGCGAAGAAGGGCTGGCGCCGCCGGCTTATTGGCGTTGTTGTAACGCCGGAGCAATGGGAGAAGGCTCTTGCCGGTCGCCATAATAAGGTCGTTGGGCTTCAGTGCACCTAATCGGGTGGCTACATCGCCGGCCCCTACCACCCCCATGCTATACTAACCCTCCCATGCTCACCATGCTCCTCCTCAAATGGCTCCCCTTACTGACTCCCGAGCTGCCGCGTCGGCCGGACTACGACAGGGCCGGGTTTTGAGTAGCTAGTCCGACTGCAACTCATAGCACCGGACCCCTACCGCCAGCTTAACCGCCAGCTGCTCCATATCCGGTCCGCCGTCCTCCTCCATGCCGGATTCCTGGGCAGCTGCCACGAGGGCGCGCAGTAGATTTAGTTCATCGGGGGAGAGGGAAAGAAGAGTGTTATTCATCGGCCGGAATGGGTAGCTTTTCGCATCCGGGTTGCGAGAGAAATAACGGCATTATCCTGCCTCGGACTGCCCGGGACTGCGAAAGAGGCCAATAGTAGCTCTTTCGGCTTTTATTAGCTGATTGTCTCGGCACTGTCTGGCAGCCTATGCCGGGAACCGATGACCAAGGGGCGTTACTACCCCGCAACAAAACCTTGAAGCTAGAGGCTGATCTTGAAGAGCGGGTAAGGAAGGCCATGAGCGTGCGGGGCAATAAGGTCTTCAATGACTTTGGCCGGGCGGCGCTGCTGGCCTACTGCCGGGTGGTGGAACAGGAGCTGAAGCAGCAGCACCCGGAGGAGTACGAGAGGATCTATGGGAGCCACGGGAACCCGGTGGTTAAGCGGGAGTCGGGGGGTTAGCGAACAATCTTACTGCATCCTTTTTCCCAGTAAAAGTCGCCTGGCTTAATCCATGTCAGGCTATCCCCGTCATCCTGCGTGTAGCCGGCTTCCTTGGGTAGATCTTCGGGTTTAAGATCTGTAAGGTAAGGGGAGCCGCAGCATCCACAGCCGCCAATGCCGACTCGGTATTTACGAGATAAGGCGGTTAATTCGATAATGAACAGTCTTTGGTTTTCGTTCATAAATTACCTGAGTGCCCGTTCTCCACCCCGTTAGGCTGCGCGCAACGCTCATCGCCCGTCGCCGCCGAGCGAATGGCGGCTCTGGCTAGTTTTCCCGGTGTGCCTCGTGGTCCATCGCCGTTACCCTCAATAACGAGGTGTTCCCACAACTCCAGCCCCCGCAAACTGCGGTCAAGTTTCTCCAACGCAGCCAGCAACCCCGCCTCGCGTTGTTCGGCGGCGATAATGGAGGCTTTCAACTTATCAATTATCTCTGAGAATCTATCCTCAGCCGCACCCTGACCGAGACTGTGAGCATAAATGGCGTCTTCAATGGCGCTGTCCCTTTCGGTCTTCGCTTGGGCAAGCTCTCGTTCGAGTTGGCGGGACAATTCCGCCGGCACGCATTCAGTGATTACCTCGGCGTGAAGACCGCGATATTCCTTCATGGAGTTGTCGAGGTTCATGTTGTGAGGATGCTCAACGGCTTGGTCAGTCCGTGGCGTTGGAATCATCGCGCTCATTTGGTCAGTTGTCATAGTCCCGGTGGGTTTTTGCTGCCTCACGAATAGCCGCCTCGCGCTCGTCCGACTTAAATTTGGCGCGACGATCCGAAATCATACACGCTGCGACCATGACGGCAGAAAAGATGCCGACCCAAAGAAACATAAGCAATATGTCGGCATCCGTTGCCCCGTGTAAGCGATCGCTTATCATCGCGCAAGGCTCCGCGCTCATCCTCGTCCTCCGTTACTGGTAGAGCTGGGGCTGGGCTGGGCGGTAGGCTCCGCGGTCATGGCTGCGAGACTTCTTGTGGCGTATAATGCGCGAAGCAGACGCGCAAACTCCGCGTTGTACGTTTCATCCCAAGGGAAAGGCCCAAGCGCATAATCAGTGTCTGAGATGTGTTCGTGTGCTAATATCGCTGACCTAACTTCCAGTAGTAGCTTCCGATCCGCCTCCGCTGACGCCAGTGCGGATTCGGCTGCTTTTCGCTTTTCTATCTCAATTGGTAGCTGGCGCTGAGAGAAAAGAAGCGTACCCGGCGCCTCCTTCGCCTCCGCCAACTGCTGTTCCGCCTTCGCGAGCTTAGTCCGTAAGCCTAATACTTGGCTGACCAATTCGGCATTTGAGAATGCGACATGTTCCGACGCTGGCTTTTCCTGTTCGTACCGCGCCAACTGCGCCTCTAGCTCGGTTTCGCGGGCGCGGAGCGTGGATTCGCTTCGCGCAGTGGCGGCTGCGACGTGGGCGGCGATTTGGTTGGCCAGCCAGTTGATTTCCTCCTGCTCATTCGGGTTAGGGTCGTCCTCTAAGCTCAATATGCGGGCAGCAAATGCGCGATCACTCGCGCTCGGCTCCACTGATCCTGACGGCGGCGGTGGGACGGATTGGGGCGGGTTCATGGTGATTTTGGTTCTATGAGATAGCCTTTTTTGATGAGTAGGCTGGCTGCCGCGTTATCCGATTCCCAGCAGTTCAGTGATAGCCAGCCGGCTGCGTACTCGCGTTCGCTGTAGTCTTCGTAGGCGTCGGCTATATCGACATCCGATGCGTCGAACCCGAGAAAGTTTATCGCGTCCCGAAGGCGAGTACGATCGTCAGGAAACCCGTCTTGTGCAATCGACTGCGGCCGAACTAATGGTCTAAGATAACTGGTGCTCATAATTTTTCTTCTCTCATCTTCATGCTCCGTGCCTAGCGATTAGCCGGGCGGGGTGCGGGTGGGTCGAACGGTTTAAGATTGTTAACGTGGTTAACGAAGTTCTTGCCGCCGTTCAGTTCTTTCAGGTGAACCGTTCCGGCTTTATGCAAGCTGAGTATTCGGACATGCATCTTTGATCCGAACGCATCGTTGGTTTGTAGCCATGCTTCGTCGCCGCGCTTCCATTGTGGGGGTTCCGCCTTCATCCCTTCGCCTTCTCCGCGCTGGGCGGGGCTGGGTGCTGTGGTTTAGTGAACACGATCCAATGGCTTTTCGCCGACTTGCCACAGCGGTTTCCGAATAATGGCTGCTCGGGGGTCAGCGCGAGAATCTGAGAGACAGGCACATCGTTCTCGTTCCATTTGAAAATCAAAGTGCCATCTGTTTTTAGCACACGGAAACACTCCGCGAATCCTATGCGAAGCTCGTCTTTCCAGTCGCCCTCTAGCTTGCCATACTTCTTTGCCAGCCAGCTATTCTTTCCGTTCCGGACTAGGTGCGGTGGATCAAAAACAACCAGCGAGAAGCGTTCGTTTTCAAAAGGTAGCGCGGTGAAATCCGCCTGAATATCCGGATCGATCACCAAGGTTCGACTGCCGCCCGCACTTGATATGTCGGGGAGGCTGTGAGCCTCGCGGCGTTTATCCACGAACATTGCACGCGGGTCTTTGCGGTTGAACCAAAACATACGTGATCCGCAGCAAGCGTCTAATACTCCAGGGCTCATCCCCGTTCCTCCCGCGAAGCCTTGCGCGTAGCGTTGCGCTCAGATGCGTTAGGCGTTGCGCGTAATAATGCGAGGCATGCGGCGCGTGCGAAGGTTGGGGCATGAGCAGCGTTGATGTCGTCATTCAGGATCACCACTTTCCAAGCGATTTCCTTTGGCCTATCTTCGTAGAAGTAATGATCAATCCTCGCGCCTGCCTTCTCCAGCAGCGGCAAAACCGCGTCGGCGCTGGTCGCCCAATGTTTGTCACCCCAAAGTGCTTTGTTGGTGTAGTCCTGAACGATTTCTTTCGGCCAATTAAGGACATGCTCAGCCACGAGCGCCGACAGCTCCGCGTCCGTTAATCCTTCCGCGACGCTGAGTGCTGCCAGCGCGGAGCCGGTGGGTTGGGTGGGGTTAGTCATTTGTTCGTTGCTCCTTTGGTGTCCAAAGCGTCGCGGCTAGCCTGCGACCTCGCTCTGAGTTGGTTATATAGGTGTGCCCGCAAGTTCTGCATCGGCAGTCGGCGGCACCAGACGCGGTTCGCCCACGCACGATTATATTGAAGTGTTTTGGGCTACCGCAGACTGCGGCCATGAAGTATTTGGCCTTACACCGGGAGCAGTAGAGTCGGCGTGTTGGTTTTGAACGGCTCATGTTGCTTATCCCCCCTCCCTCTCGTCTGCGGTGGCGGGGAGCTGAGTGCTAGGAGTGGAGGCGGTTTCGCTCATGGTGAAGGCGGATAAACCCGCTCGCCGCGTTTCTTTAGAGCTTCAATTTCCGCGTTGTATTCGGCCTGAGAATTAAACAGCAGCATCAGATTGGAACCGTAAATCGACCCGCGCTCTTTTTGTTTCGCGGCCTTGTGTGACATCTGCCCGCATGGAACGTAGTAAGTCCCGAGCTGCGGGTTTTCTCGTTGTTTGATCCAGTATTTCATTTCGTTTTCGGCTGGCTGTTAAGGGCGGTGCCAAGGGCGGTGCCAAGGGCGGTGCGGAGGTCGGCGATAGCTTCCTCTATCGCCCATTGAGATTCATCGGTCTCGTTGTACGCATCCCACGCCGCCAGCGCCTTCTCGGCGGCGGATCGCAGGGCGGTTTCGTCGGTAAGCAGCAAGTCGCGACACGCCTTTAATTCGTCGTCAAACCGGAAGGCTGACCGAGCCGCTCTTGCCGAGTTTTCCCGCGTGTTTCGCTCCGTAAGATTCCCCTCGTAGAGAATTTGATTATAGAGATCCGAGCGAAGTGATTCGGCGATGGCCAACAGCCGCTTTGTCGCTGAGCCTAACGGTGCCTGCGGTGGGGTTGGGTTGGTCATTGTCGACGCATCATTTCACGGTTCAGCTCATCCCGCAGCATCCCGCGTAGGTATACCGCGAAGCCGGTAAAGCCGCTGGCCTCAGCCATGACAAGGCGGCAGTGAATGTCTATGATTGCAGGGCTCATGTGTTGCCTCCCCATTGCTGCGCCATCGCAGCCGCTATCCCCGGAAATGTGCGCGAGCGTTCTTTCCAGCGATCCGGTCCGGGCGGCATGCGGTGAACCCTTTGCTCCCGACCCTCAACCGGTGCCGTTGGCGTTAGCTTTGGCAGGTTCTTGAGCCATAGGCAGGTTGCTTTTGTTTCGCCGTGGCCGAACATCCAGGGCTGGATAATCTGGTCAGGCCTGCGGATGGCCGAGCTAATGATTGACACAGGGTTCTCTAGCGCGATCCGTGGAACTGGAGCCTCCAATAGCAGGCGGACAAATTCTAGCGCGGTCTGTTGTTCGCCGCTGGCTCGCTTAGCCGGGAACCAACGCGCCCCGCTAACGGCAAGGTGGGTGCATGGCGGGTGCGCTATCAGCATATCCCAGCCGTTGCCCAAGATGTCTCGCACGTCACATTGGTGATGATTGCCGGGCTTCTCTGAAGGCAAAAGGTCGCAGCTAGTTGCGTCGTGTCCAAGTAGCGCGAAGGCGTCGCGGACGGCGCCGGAGTACTCACAGGCAATGAGAACACGGAGTTTCATAATGCATCAAATTCGCCAACCGGCACAGTGCCCAAGCTCCAGACAACCAAGCAGTGATTGACCAGCGTTGCCAACGGAAGCGAAAGCCCCAACCGGGCGGCAATCACAGACGGAATGAGCGGCTTCGCTTTGTCGATTGGCTGGGCGCGCCTGTCTCCCTGATAGCCGGCTCGCCACAGGTCCAGCGCAGCGGCGCGGATTTCTCCAATAGTTGCTTCGTTTGTTTTCATGCGAGCGACCTCCTTCCCGTTGTCAGCATCCATTCGGCCTGCCACCGGGCCAAGTGGCGCTTGTTATCCCGGTTCGGGTTCAAGTAGTAACGGGCGCGAGCGCGGCGCAGGTTGTTAGCGAGCTTTTGCAGTGATGTTTGTGCGGTCATGTGGTAGTGTTGTGTTTTCCTGTAGGAATGGTCAAGACATTACGGCGCATGTTAGCGTGACGAATAACAGGCCGGCGACTAGACCAATAACGATGGCGTTGCGGGCTTGGCGGGCGGTGATGCAGCAGGGGTTCATGATTGGCGTGGACCAACGTCTTTGCGGCCGAGGATAACCACCTCGAAGATGGCGGCGGTTATGTCCCAGCAGAGCTGGAGGAATTGGAGGAGGTAAGTCATGGGTGTGTTGTGGGTGGTTGCGGTTTCCTGTAGGTGTGGTTAAGAAAGAAGAACTGTGCCGGCCGCTAACTGCATCTCCCGACCCTTGGCGGTCAGTGTGCAGAAGTATGTGCCGTTAGGCCGTGAGCAGGTCGCGAAGTGGGTATGATGCTCCCGAATCTCGATTAGGCCCATTAGTCGAAGCCTTGCTAGGTTGGCGAATCCACGGCCTTTAACCGCGTTCTCTAGCTGGCGTGCCAAGTTGGCGATAGCGACCATTGTCTCTCCGTCTAGTTCTTGAGTCGTTGTTTTCATTGGTAGTGCGTGTTGTGGTTATCTCCTCTGACGCCACAAAGACAATCACGCCTTGCTCGCACATGCAACAACAAAATGACATTTCCTGTAGGTTTTTTATCGGGCCTTCCGTGACGTGGTAAAATAGCAGCGATGCCGAGACCTGATGGGGTGCTTTACGAGTTCGAGAAAGCGGCACTAAAGAAGGAGAAGGAAGCAAGCCTTCCGCCGAAACCTAAAGCCCGGATGGGTCGGCCGCCTAAGCCTAAACCTCCGGAGCCTATCGTTGAAGTCGTCACACAGGCTGAAGGACTGGACAAAGCAGCGAAGCAACTCGGGGCCTTTCGTGTTGAGTTATCCCGGAATGGTCGGCCGTTAAAGGCCAAGCCGGAGCTTATCAAGGCTATTTGCGACACAATCGCAAAAGGGATGACGATAGATAAATCGTGCATTTTGCATGGTGTGCATCGGTCAATGCTGGATAAGTGGAAAAAGGCTAATTCCGGCATCCTCCATTTATTTGAGGAGGCAGAGCTGAAGTCAGAGAATGAGCTAGTAGACATCATACGCGCTGCTGCTCCGGGCGACTGGAAAGCGGCGAACTGGTTGCTTGAGCGTCGTCACTCGTGGGAACAGCGCACGCGGGCAGAGCTTACCGGCAAGGATGGTGCCGCGCTCGCCGCCGTCACCATTCACCAGCAGCTACTTGCCTCCGTGGCTGGCAGTGGCGACAAGGAGACTAAGAAGCCTAAGACCGCACAGGAGGCTATCGCAGTATGACGAAGCAGAGGATTTCAAATCCTTTAATCGATGTTGGTATATGGTTAGTTACGCAACTTGATTATAGTCTTGATGTCAGTTGGCCTAGCCGAGACAGACTAACGCCAGTGGCTTGCGCAGGATTCCCGGGGGACCGCCCGGCCACCACCACCCAATGGGGGGTGTTCATGCACGTGCCCCTCCTTCGGCGAGCGTATATATTTTCAAAATCGGCCCCCATTGAACAACCCCTTTCAGCTATCCCTCTAAAATGCCCAGGAAGGCCCTTCCTTTGCCTTATACGGCGTTTTGGGGGGTGTTTTGAAACCGCCTTCGTTAGGGAACCGGGCAGCATCGCTGGCGAGGGTCGATATTCCAGCCCGTTTGAGGCATGGGGGGCTACCTGACTATGGTCGAAGCCGGTATCGAGGCCCCTCCAGTGACTGGGCCAACGCCACCAGCCCCACAGGGGGCCACTGCCGCACCGGTTTCACCCCCTCCACCCAAGCCAGTTGTAAAAACCCGCAAGGTTAAGGCACCGAAACCCGCTAAGAAACAGGTCCCCCTCCAGAAACCCAAGGACCCGCCCCTCAAGGACAAGATGCTCCTGCTGGAGTACTTCCCGGAGTTGTTTCTTGGCCAGCGGGTTTACCAGTGGCAGAAGGATGTGCTCCGGGATATCGGTTATCGCGGTTCACGAGTAGCCCTTAAAGCTGCGAACGGGTCCGGCAAGACCAGTACGGTGGCAGTGCCGGCCATTCTTTGGCATATGATGCGGTTTCCCGGCTCGCAGACGGTGTGCACCGCTGGCGTTTACCGGCAAGTAGTCGATGTCCTATGGCCAGAACTGCGCCGCCGGATCAACGGGATGGGCGGAGAGACGATGGGCTGGAACGTCACCGAAAGCCACATCACTTACCTAGCCCCCGGGTACACCGATCCCGCAATGTGCCTCGGGTTCAGTGCCTCCGATGCCAACAAAGCCGAGGGCTACCACGGCCGGGGCCGGGATAACAACCTCTTCTACGTCATCGATGAGGCCAAGGGGGTCAGTAATCTGATCTTTGAAGCCATGGAGCGGTGCCAGCCGACCCGGCTCCTCGTGATGAGCAGTCCCGGCGGGTGCTCCGGCGCCTTCTACGACATATTCAACCAGAACGACGCCCGTTACGACAAGCATACGGTCACGGCGGCGATGTGTCCGCACATCAAGAAGGAGGACGTGGATGCCCTGATAGCGAAGTACGGGGAAAGATCCCAACTCGTCCGGTCGATGATCTATGCCGAGTTCGGGGACACCGATGGCAACAGCCTGATACTACCGGCAACGGTTTTGCAAAGGAACCTCTCCTCCCCGCCGTCCAAAACCCCGGGGCCACTGAAGGCCGGGTGCGATTTTGCGGCCGGTGGCGACGAAAACGTCATCCAGGTCATCGAGGGAAACGCCCACAAGCAGACGATTGCCTGGCGGGAAAAGGATACGATGGCAGCCGTCGGCCGGTTCGTCACCGAGTTCAAGCGGCTAGGGCTGGAACCCGATAATATCTACGGAGACGGCAGCGGTATGGGCATCAATATGTGCGACGCTTTACGAGAAGCAGGCTGGGCGATCAACCGCGTTAACAACGGTGAAGGCGCCCGCGACAACGAGAAATTCGCTAATCGCGGCACAGAAATGTACGTGCAATTCGCACGACTAGTTGAGACGGGAAAAATTATCCTGCCAGTTGACGAGCTTCTCAACCGCCAGTTAACGACCCGCCAGCTCCTTTACAACAGCAAGGGGAAGTTGATCGCGGAACCGAAGCCAGATATGCGGAAACGCGGCATTGATAGTCCCGATAGAGCGGATGCTTTGGTATTGGCTTATTGCGGATCGGGTCCGTCCTTCGATGACTATATGCAGAAGTATGGCCGGCGGGTTTCCATCTTCGATAACGAGGAGGAAGAGGCCCATGAAGGGTACGGCCGTATAGCTGGGGCTTGGTGCGGCTGACGAAGGAAGCCTTATCGGATGATTCTGATTAAGCCGGTTTCCGTGCCATGCTATAATGGCGTCACGCGATGCCGATGCTAGGTCTTAATCTAGGTCTTCCGGAGGATACAGGGAAGACGGCTAGCGGACCAACAAGCAACGCCGGCAGCCTTTTCCGCCGTACTGACGGTACATCCCGCTATCTCCGTCCTGACGGTACATCGATCTATCTTAGACCCTAATATTCATGGCTGACGTCACAGTAATTACAGAAGTTGATGCGTTCATGGCGGCGGCCACCCCCGCAGCCGCTCGGACCGCTATTGGGCTCGGCAACGTCACCAATACGAGCGACGCCAATAAGCCGGTATCTACAGCGCAGCAAACGGCTTTAGACCTGAAGGCTAATCTGGCGTCACCGACCCTTACGGGTACGCCATTAGCGCCAACAGCATCGGCGGCTACAAATACTACGCAGATCGCCACTACGGCTCACGTCTTCGCTGAGCGCAGTAATACGGCTACGCTGACAAACAAGACCCTTACAAGTCCAACCCTGACCACGCCGGCATTGGGCACCCCCGCTAGCGGCGTCCTGACCAACTGCACGGCTGCCACGGCAGCGGCCGGGACTAGTTCGACGGCTTTGGCCACGACGGCATTCGTCCAGGCGAATCAGCCGGTGCTCATGGCTAACGCCAACGGTATTTTAGCTAGCAATTCAGCCGCAACCAATACTACGGCGCTGCAAGCCCTGATCGACGCCAATACAGCGACAGGCGCGACGATCTATTTTACTGAAGCCGTGCCAATGAATGGCGGCATTACGCTGAAGAGTAACGTGAAGCTGGCGGGCAGCAACTTCTCGGCCCTCAAAGGATCTGTGCGTCTTGGCGGCGGAGCTGGTTCGGCTGGGTCAACTCCGACCGGAGGGGCGTTCCTGATTACAGACACGTCAAACGTATTTATTACGGTTCAGACGAACACCAGTATTGATGGTCTCATTTTCCACTACCCAAGTCAGGCATACACTACGACGACTCCAGGGTCTAGTTTGGTAACATACCCGGCGACCATCAAGAAAACCACGGGGCAGGTGAACAATCTGTCGTTTACTCGACTTGCTTTCGTAGGCAATACCTGGTGTTACGATTTCTATTCTACTTCCGATGGTAGCAACTGGTGCGCAGACATTATAATCGACCAAAATTATGCCTATCCGTTGGGCGGCTGCTTCATCAAGATGCAGTATTGCTTGGACATTCCGAGGATCACGCGAAATCACATAAATCCCGGGGTTGGCGATGCGTTCCTAGGCCACCTGCCAGTTACGCAACAGATCATAGATTATGTGACGGCTAATGGCGCCCCGACTTTTGAGTTAGCAAATACCGACGAGTTTATGATGTCCCAGAACTTCGTTTACGGAGTTAAGACGGGATATTTTCTAAACGATTCTTACGGCACCTTGGTTAGTTGTAGCGCGGACCAAACGGATACCGGTTGCCACGTCACACTGACCCTTGCCTATCGGTACGTTTCTTTGCTTTCGTTCAGTTATATTGGGGGAGGCAGTTCTGGCTCTGCTAACGGGATTGTTTTCGATGGCAGCGGAGGAAAGCTCTACTGCACCAACTTAAACGGCATTGCGAGCGGCACCAGCCCAAACAGCCTGCTTAAGGTTTCCGGGACCGGGACTCAGCGGGTCAGTCTCTATGGGGCCAGGACCAAGGCATTTTCCGGTACGTTTGCTAAGTTCATAGACCAGACTAACGGAAGTGCGGTCATTAGTTACCTCGATTCCGACCAGGAGGATGTAACGACGCCGCAGAACACCGGCCAGGCGACGGACCTTGTTCTTACCACGCCAACGATTGCTAAGATTAAAAATCTTACGACAAATGGAGTGGCGACCACCACTAGCGGTGACGGGACGCTCGCAATTGTAGTACCCGGAACAAGTGGCAACATACTAACCTCAGACGGAACCTCATGGACCAGTGCGGCTGCTCCGACCGGAACCCTTCCGTCCCAAACCGGAAACAACGGGAAATACCTAACGACTAATGGAACTGCGGCATCTTGGGCTACGGTCGCAGGTTCTGGCACGGTTACGAACACTGGAGGCAATCTTACGGCTAATGCCGTGATGCTGGGTGCGGGAACCGCTGACTCCAAGGTTGTAGCTGGCATCACCACTGACGGCACGAGCAAGTTTACTCTTGGCGTTGCCGGCACATCTGTTGGCTCGGTCGATTTCAAGAATGCCACTAGCGGCACAGTTACCCTGTCGCCCGTTACTGGCGCGCTTGGCACTGTCACCCTATCGCTGCCGGCGGCCACGGATACTTTAGTCGGTAAGGCGACGACGGACACGCTCACGAACAAGACGCTGACGAGTCCGACGATTGCAAAGATAGCAAATCTTTCGACGAACGGTGTTCTCACCGCAACCAGTGGAGATGGAACGCTTGTGTCGGTAGCCCCATCAACCAGTGGGTTTCGGCTCACGTCTAACGGCTCTGCTTGGACTAGCGCCGGGGACACATACTTGATCGAGTTTGCGGCCTCTGATGAGACGACTGCGCTAACAGCAGGTACAGGGAAATTTACCACGCGCATGCGGTTCGCTGGTACACTTACCGCTGTCCGTTCATCGGTCACTACCGCACCTACCGGCTCTACTTTCATTGTTGATGTGAATAAGAATGGAACGACCGTTCTATCAACAAAGCTATCAATCGATGCATCGGAAAAGACCTCCGTTACTGCGGCGAGTGCGGCGGTAATTTCAGTCTCATCCTTCGCGGATGATGACGAGGTGACGGTAGATTTCGATCAAGTGGGATCAACCATTGCAGGTGCGGGTGCAAAAATAGCCCTCTATTTCACGCGCACCTAATATGATTAGTACGCCATACAATTACGTCAGCGGTGGCGGTGGCTCCTTTAGCCCGTCTGATTTATCCGGCTTACAGCTTTGGCTAAAGGCCGATGCTTTATCATTAAGCAATAATGATTCGGTAACGACGTGGACGGATAGCAGCGGGAACGGTCGTGACCTCACGACGGCTTTTGCTCCGACATACAAAACATCGATTGTTAACAGCAAGCCCGCGGTCCGGTTCGATGGGGTGCATAATGAACTTAGTATAACCGCAAATTTAGCGACGACCTGGGGCATTACGAACGCTTTTACTGTGTTCATTGCCATGAAGAATGCCGGTGGCACCGGCACGTTTAGGCCGATTTACCAATTCAACGAAGGCGATACTAGCAATCAATTGGATTTGTGGTACCAATATTCCGACGACACCGCTTACATGGGGTGCGGAAACTTGGCCTCGGGTGGCCGAGTATCAGGGTCCGTAACGTCCAACACTAATTGGATGGTTGTATCCGGTCGGCGCAGCGGTTCTTCCGGAGACATTTGGCAAGACGGCGTTAACGTCGTAACAAGTTCTGCATACTCAGATTCGCTAGATTCGGCTACCGCCTCCTTCAAGATTGGAGTAAATACAGCAGCTAACTGGCTGGCCGCAGATATTGCTGAGTTTATTCTTTACTCGGGCGCCTTGACCACAACCGAGCGTCGCAATGTCGAGTCGTACCTCGGGACGAAGTACGCAATATCGATGACCTAATGAGTATCACGCCCCTGACCACTATCAATCACGCTCTCCAGGTACTCCATTTCTTCAGCCGCAGTGTATTTTCTTTGGCGGATATGGAAGACCGAAGCCAGCCATGCAATGAAGCGTTTCATTCGCCAAGCGTCGGCCGGATGACGCCATTTTGCAACACGAAAGCGTAGTCCGATGAGCGATAGCCCCGAAGACCAAACCGCCCGCTGCATCGCCCTGGTCTTGATCGCTATCGTTATCCTGCTCGCCCCGCACATTCTAAAATGACCCTCGATCAGCAGCCGACTACCGACGATAGCGAGGAAGCGGGTAATAGCCCCAACGAGAAGCTGCACGCCAGTATCGTCAGCGACGTATCCCAGCGCAGCACATGGGAAACCCGTCAGACCGACTTTTACAAGATGCGGCATGGAGGTATCCGCCGGGCCAAGAGCCCATGGAAGGGCGCCGCCGATCTTCACTTTCCGCTGATCGATACCAACATTGAGAAGCTAAAGCCGCTGTATTTCCAGCAGATCGTGGGCATGGACGTGGTGGCAACGTTCGTCCCGATGTGTTCCCAGCAGGCGGCTGCTACCACTACGGCCGAGCAGTGGTTTGACTACAAGATGCGGGAGCGGACTAACCTCCAGGATGAGGCGCTGGCGTGGATCGACTACGCTTTGATGAGCGGCCGGGGTGTTATCAAGGTAACATGGAACCTGACCAAGAATCAGGCCGAGTTTACCGCTATCGATCCTCTCTACATCATCGTTCCCCCGCATACGAAGGAGATCCAGGAAGCGGACCGCGTTGTCCACGTCATGCCGATGAGCGAAGCCGCCTACAAGCGGGCCGGCATCTACGATACGAAGAAATCGACGCTGGAGGCTATCAAGGGACAGGGCGATGACGCCAACGACTCCGGCCAGAACGCTAAACTCCAGGAAACCCGCCTCCGCGAGGGCATCACCCACAGCGGCAAGGGCGACAAGATCATTGTTTGGGAAGTATACGACCGCCAAGATAACGGAAAGTGGATCATCCGCACCTTTAGCCCGGCAGCGCCATCCATCAACCTGAGGGAGCCGATGGAGCTGGTGTACGACCACGGCATGGTCCCGTTCGTCGATTTCCCTTATGAGATCAAGGACAAGGGCTGGTACTCCCCCCGTGGCGTAGCCGAGATCCTGGCGCCGTTCGAGTCATCCCTTTGTCACACTTGGAATCAGAAGCATGATTCCATGCAGCTGTTCAATAAGCCGCTGTTCCGTGCTGACCGTGAGGTGCCTAACACGATGAATCTGCGGCCTGGACCCGGTTCGATCCTGCCCTACGGGATCACTCCGGTTCAGTTCTCTCAGCCGCCGCTCTCCTTCGATGAGGAGATGACCAGCGTTCGCGCTATCGCTGAGCAGCGGGTCAGTAATCCCGACTATGGCATGGGCCAGGTGACGGAGACGAAGAATCGCCGGACCGCCACGGAGATCAGTGCCATCAATGGCCAAAGCCAGCAAGCCGGTGACCTGCGCGCACGCCTCTTCCGAATGGCCCTCGGGAAGCTCTACAAGATGGCGTGGGCGATGTTCATCCAGTTTGACAAGGATGACCTCCAGTACCGATTCCAAGAGGACTCTCTACAGGTGGACGTGCAGGCGCTCCACGATAAGTACCATATCGAACCCAAGGGCGGCTCCAGTGAGGTGAACAAGCAGTTCCTTATGCAGAAGGCCGCTGGGCGCCTACAGATGCTCAAGGATAGCCCATATTGGGACAGGGCGGAGCTGGAGCGCAACTTTGTGGAGCTTGATGAGCCAACCCTTATCAAGCGGGCGTTCCGCGATCCGAACCTGAAGGCCCAGGACGAGAACACCGACGAGGCGAAGAACATCCCGGCGCTCCTCCTCGGCTACCCGGTTCCCGTCAAGCAGGGCGACAACTACCCGGCCCGCATCGGCATCCTGATGCAATACCTTCAGTCTGCAATCGGCCAGGGACAGCAAATCCCGCCGGCAGGACAGCAAGCGATTACTGGCCGGTTGCAGGCGCTAATCCAGGCGGATGCCCAAGTGGATAACAACGGGGCGAAGCAGCTGGGTAAGTCGGTCGAGGATTACCTGAGGAGTATCGGGTTTCTTCCTCCGCAAGGCTCATCTCCGGTTAATCAGGGTCATCCTACAGGAAATCCCAACAATCCACAAGGAATCCGATGAGTGATTATCTAACTAGTAAAGACGGATGGAAAAAGGTTTCAGAGCGAGAGTATGTCGGGAAAGACGAGATTAAGTTTTCAACGAAAGCCCTGAGCACCAAGAGCGACTATTATAATTACGGCGCGCTTGTGCGATGCGTGATACGATGTGCCGGCACAGAGACCGTTATGGAGTCTGTTATGGACTTCTCGGATGAGTGCGCTTGCGGGGGTGAGTCGTGGCAAGCAGGCGGTCCGGCTAATAAACTATGTCGCTAATCCGCTACATCAAAGCCGCTATCCTCTTCGCCCGGGTACAGCCGTGGGTGGATCAACCCAAATGGGAGGCTGAGGACGCTCATGCCCTGACGGATTTCCTGAAGACGAGTACAGGCCAGCGATTCAAGGGAACCCTCGTTAACCTGGTCCTGCGGCAGCAAGCAAGCGCCGTTAGTAACACCAAGGACATTCAATATAACGCCGGTATAGCCGTGGGCTATCAGGCGCTTGTGGCCGGTATAGAGTCACTGGCCGACACGACACAATTTACGGAGCAAGGGGAGACTGACGATGCCGACCATGCTGCGAACTAAGAGGCATCAAACATACGGAGGCGGGCCGTTGCGTCCCGACCTACGAATCAAAGCAACACGATAAATGGACGAACCTGAATTGACCGCTGAGTCACTGTTAAAGCAAGCCGCCGCTGAAGATGCTTCACGCGGTTCCAACGATAACGACAGCTCCAACGAGCCAGAATTAACCGATCCGGAGCCCGGGACAGAATCCAACGCGGATGAAAAGCCCAAAACAGAACCAGCCAAGAAGGACGAACCAATCGTCAGTAAGGACAAGGAAGCTGCTGGTACCGAAAAGAAGACTGAAGAAAAGCCGAAGAGTAAATGGGTCCAGAACGAGGAGCGGAAGAACAAGACGTGGCAGGAAATCAACGCTGAGAAGGAAACCCTCAAGGCGGAGAAAGAAGCCATCGCTCGCGAGAAGGCGGAAGTAGCCAAGCGCGCCAAGCAAATCGAGCTGGCGAAAGCCACAGCCGAACCCCTCCGGGACGAGCACGGTTTCACTGGCAATGACTACAAGAAAGTCGCCGCTGATTACCGTCAAAAGGCCTATGATGCCGCCACCCCCGAGGAGCGTAAACAGTTCGCCGCTTGGGCTGACTCCGCTGACCAGATCGCCGCCAAACTGGAGCAGAAGCACGCGCAACTGACCCAGGAACGCACGATCGCTGGCCTGAGGGACGAGTGGACGAAAGCCCACAACGAACTCAGCGCCAAACCCGAGTACGCCGCCCTCAAGGATCAAAACAGCGACCTGTATAAGGGCGTTGTAGAGATCCTGAACAAGCACCCGTACCTGACCCAACAACCGGACGGCCTCTATACGGCGGTCGAGCTGGTTGATACCAAGGCTCAACTGAAGGCTTTCGACGGCACCAAGGCCGAATTGGCCAAGCTGAAAGAAGAACATTCCAAGCTCCAAAAGAAACTCTCCATCGGAGGCGGCTCACCCACCTCTGCGCCTGAGGGCGAAAAGGACTTCAAGGACCTTTCCCTGAAAGAGCAGCAGAAGCGGCTGGAGCGTGCGGCACGTGAACACGACCGCGACGCCGGCTTCGAGTAAATCGCAGTATATATAAACTAACATGGCTGGCGTAACAACCTCCTCAACTCTCTCAGGCCAATTCCGGGCCTTCTTCAGCAAGCAATTGCTGGATAAAATCGAACAGAAACTGGTGATGAGCCAGTTCGCTGACAAAATGGTCATCCCGCGTAACGGCGGCAACAAGTCCATCCAAGCATTCCGCTGGGGCAATCCGGCTATCACGGATGTCCAGGCTCTGACTGAAGGCACGATCCCGGCGGCTAGCACGTCGGCTCAGCTGTCGATGACCAGTATCACCAAGGCCCTCGCCCAATACGGTCAGCGCTATACGCTCACCGATATTATGAAGGCGACGGAGCTGTTTAGCTCCACCAAGGAAGCCGTCGAGCGCGCCGGTCAGGATCTTGGCCTCTGGTCGGATTCCGTCATCCGTAACGTTGCCAAAGGCTCCAACCTCACGGCCAGCAACGGCTCGATTGGTTCCGCTGAAGAAGGCGGCGGCTCGCATGACAATTCGGACACGCTCATCGAAGTCTACGGTCAGCCCGCCTCGGTTACCCAGTCGTACACTGGCCTTAACTCGGCCACCACGACATCGACCCTGGATGCGGCGACGCTTCTGGACTTGATGACGAAGCTCAAAACCAACCTCGCCCCCGAGGTTGACGGCGGCGGTTACGTCTACGTCACCCATCCCCGTATCTCGCGCGACCTCATGCGTGCGACGGACTGGCTCGATGCCGCGAAGTACAGCAACGTCAAGGCGCTCTATAAGGGCGAAGTTGGCTCGCTGTATGGTATGCGCATCGTGGAGCAGACGAACTCGTTTATCAGCCTTGGCTCTGCCACGGCCGGCGACCGATTCATCTACCAGACATCTGGCGGCGGCGGCACCGGCACCGGCAAGGACATCATCAGCAGCTTTGCCCTTGGCGGGAAGGCGTTGGCGGTTCCCCAGCTCGGTGGCGACAATCCGTTTAGCCCCTCCGTCGCTGTTCTCGATAAAGAGGACAAGTCGGATGCATTCAACCAGAACATCGTGGTCGCGGCGAAAGTCTACTTCGCGGCCCTGCGCGTTAACCCGCTCTGGTACATCACCCACATGGCTAAGACGGGCCACACCCTCTAATAGGTAGCCCCTTCGGGGGCTGAGGGCACGGGTCCTTAGCCCCCTTTATGGGCAGTCTATAATAACCATGATAAATATCCCCAAAGCAGCTATTCAGGACGACAGCGACGAACCGGCAACGCCGGAGGTTGGAGATACCGTCGAATTGAAGAACGTCACTGTCGTTATCAAGTCGGTCAGTAATGACGGCTATGAGGCTGATGTGAAAAGCGTCAACGGTGAAGACTGCGAATCATGCGAGGACATGCCTGACGACGAAGGCGCCGAGCTGATGAAGAAAGCCGCCAAGGAAGATGCCGACGCTGGCATGGACTGACCTACAGGAAAACCCAAGATACCACAATGCCAGCGTCGGCATCTTCCTTGGCGGCTTTCTTCATCAG